GGTCCAGTGGACAAGCTGACGCCGGAGGAAGAAGAAACCTGTCGTGTTATGCATTGGGACCCGAAAGGTTACTTGGAGCGGAAGAAAGCCGCTCAGTTGACATCTCACTCGAAAGGAGCCTCGTTGCATTATGGACTCCCAAAATAAGCCACAATCTCAGATCAAGCCACCGGTTCCAACTATGACCTCGGCGTCGATGATACCACCGCTGGAGCCGGTGGAACCACCGAATCCGAGGGCGTTGCCAGACGAGCTCTCAGAGGACATTGTTGCAAGGCCATTGGGCGCGCCGGATTTCGCTAACGACGTCAAACCGTATTTGGCCAACCCGAACCTGTACCCACGGTGGATTTTCACCGACCGCCGGCGCTTCTCGCAGGCTTGCGCACAGGGATGGCGCGTTGCGAAGAAGTCGGACTTGAAACCCGGCTACGCTCGTCTGAACCCATTCGAAGCCGAAGGCGGTACGAAGTACATCAATGGTGATCTCATCTTGATGTTGATCGACCGCAAGATTTACTTGGGCGCCTTGCGCTACAAACACGACGTCGCAGCGGCGTTTGCTGACGCAGCAGTACAACGTCGCATCAGCGCAGGACGTGCTGTCAACGATTTGGGCGCCACCGTCGCAGCGGTGAACCAACAACGCGCTCGGCAGGGTGCGGACCCTGTCATGTCGGTGTTCACTCCGGGCGCGGCCGATTTACCCGGAGTGATGTCTAACCCGGATGTAGCTGCCAAGGAGTTAGGTCGCATCGGCGGCAGCCGTGATACAGGGACACTCGCGGATTTAGCATCGCGAGTGGACAAAACCAAAACGTAGTTCAACTTAGCAGAAGGAGGTAGGAAATGGCGTCAGCTTTAATTCAAGAACGCGGGACGGTATCCGGCAACCAATGGCGGATGCAGCGTCTCAATGAAGACGCAGGTCAGACCTTCCTAGCCGGAACTCCACTGATGATCAATTTGGCCACTGGTGGGTTGAAGGCTTGGGATGGTGTGACCATCACCAACGGCATCGCTGGCATTGGGAAGGAGTTCGGAGCCAACCTGACGACAGTCGGTGTTCCACTGGGAACGCAGCAAGCGCCGAGCAACTCACCAACCGTGGGTGGTGGTATCACCTTCGGATCGGTGCCAAACGAAGCGCTGGCTGTGAACTTGTCGCGGCCGTATTTCAACGATGGCAAAACTAGCTGCGTCCTGGCTATTCCTGACAGCATCTTTTACGCTCAGGTTGGCCCAGCGCAGACCACCGCTGCAACCGACATCGGCAAACAGTATGGTCTTACGAAAGATGTGGATGGCCACTGGTATGTCGACAAAAACAAAATCGGCAACTCAGCCTGTGTTGTGATCACAGGACTCGATAACTGGGACACAGCGCGCGGCGTGTTGTTCACGTTCCTGCCGGGCGTCGCACAGATTCAGGCGTAGCAACACGTTCGATTCTTGAAGGGAGAATAGACAACTATGATGGTTCGTGGCCAGTATTTTCAATTGATGGCCCCCGGATTGCACGACCTTTTCGTGCATTTCCTGGACCTCAAACAGCGTGATGAAGAATACTCATATGTGTTCAACATCGAGGAGTCCGATGCTGCATTTGAGGACGAGGTTGAGTTTTCTGGCCTCGGGCCGTTGCAACCCAAACTGGAAGGTACTGCGGTGCAGTATCAGGATATTATCCAAGGTGGCACCAAGCGGTATCTGCACTCGCCTTGGGCACTCGGCGTCCGGGCGTCGTGGGAATTGATCAAAGACGATCAGTACAAACTGATCAATCAGGCTCCCAAGTGTCTCGCACGCAGCGCACACTTCGTGCGTGAGATTCAGGCTTGGAATGTTCTGAACCTTGGTTATACGTCAACCATCGTGATTGACGGTATGCCACTGTTCAGCACTCTGCATCCGTTGCTGGGTGGGACGCAGGCTACCAACATTGGACCGGGCGTCGGCAATATCATTGCTGCGGCTGGCACGTATCCCAATCGGCCGACGACTGACGTCGATCTCAGCTTCACCGCGATCCAATTGGCGATCAATATGTTTGAGCGTCTCATTGACTCGCAAGGCTTGCCGATTGCGATGCGACCCAAGTACCTCATCATTCCACCGGAGTTGAAGTGGATCGCGCGTGAAATCCTTGGCTCGCCGAACAAGCCGTATACGGCGGACAACGAGATCAACTCGCTGATCAAAGAAGACTTGATGTACTTCGTTTGTCACTACAAAACGAGTGCATCGGCTTGGGAACTAATCGGTGACAAGGAATCCCACTCGTTGAAGTTCATGAACCGCGAGCCTCTCGAGGAGGACTTTTCTGACGATTTCGATACCAGAACAATTAAACAGATCGCCACGATGCGGTTCTCGACCGGCGCAACGAACTGGCTCGGAACTTGGGGTTCCAACGGACCGTAGACGCACGACGTAATGTTGTGCAGAGCAACATAAAATCATGCGCTTACGCGCAGGGAGGATTCAATGAAGCGTTGGTCGATTGTCTTTGGATTGATTTTCGCGCTATGCAGCTTCGCTGCTGCGCAGACACATTTGCAACAGTTCACTGTCGTGCCAGTTCAAGCTCCAGCGGCGTTGCTCAACTCGCAGAGTTTTTCAACGTCAAGTGCAACCGGAGTGCAGGTTCTGTCGACAGGCGGTACTATCGCAGCAGGTACGTATCGTATCTGCTTGCAATGGTTAACTGACGCAGCAACTGCGTTGGGCTCGCCTTGTTCGGTGGATACAGCGGCGACGTCGGTTGTAACGACCACAGGGTCGACTTCGTCGATTGTAATAGCCGCGCCTGATACGACAGGCGTTCCACCCAACGTTAAAGGATGGATCGCTTGGGTCGGAGCGTCAGCAGGCGCAGCGGGGGCTGAGTCGGTGCAAACCATTACCTCAGCCAACTGCACACTGAGTGGAACCACCGGAACGGTATCGTGCGCTTTGGGAGCACCGATGACACTAACGTCATCGTCAGGCTTCACAGGTGGCACCGCACCAACGGCGTTTGCGGCCTTCTATCCCAAACTGGCTGCAAAGATAGCCACTTACGAAGGTGGCTTGAACCAGTTCCATATGGTTAACTGGGTCGTCACCGGCACCGCGCCTGCGTCCTGCGCGTTCTCGATTGCTGGTGCGTCAACGTCGGCGATTGCTGACTTGGGTCAGTCGATTACCTGTACGTCGTCTGGTGGCTACGCGCTGCCGTCTGTGACAACGTACAACTACATTGGTATTGATCTATCCACGTACTCGTTGACCGACGGTACAACGTCAGTTGCGTTTTACCTTGACGGCTATCCGTTCAACCCCGCGGGCAGGGTCTACTTTGGCAACGCAACACCGACCGGAACCTGCTTGACTGGTGCCATCTTCGACCAAACCGCAGGTGGTGTGTCGACGACCATCTACACTTGCAACTCTGGAACCTGGACTGCTGTAACCGTACCATAGCGGAGGTAGTGTCATGCCAATGCAGAGCGGAAGCGGGTGGCACGGAGACTCTTGGTTATACTGTGATTGTCATCAGAAACCATATCCGTCGTCAATGCTAAGGAGACAGGATGGCTTGATTGTATGTCCCACTGGCTTTGACAACCCGCAACGCACTCGGACGGTAGATCAGCGTCAGACGATAATTCAACAAGTTTTGGCCAACGATTTACCAGAGCCGAAGCTGGCGCCTATACTTACTGATACCGAAGATAACTCTCAAGATGTTTAACCTTAGCCCGACGCAATGCGTCGCAACCGAAAGGTAGGAGGTTTACATGCCGCATACACACTCACGTTACATGCAGGACTTGGGGTTCATTGATGGCGTTATCAACTACAGCGCACAAGAGTTCATTGCACTGGCGTCGGCTGGCACTGCGCCTGCATTGACACGCAATGCTGTCGGTGATCTCACAATGGTAGTTCAATCCTCATCGACAGCCACCCTCAGCTGTGATTTACTAAGTCAGACATTACGTCGGACCGGCTACCACGAAGATACGCAGAACTTGTTCGGCAGCACCTTCGGTGGTGGCCTTGGTGGACCGGCCGCTGGACCTTCGGGTGTAGCTGGGACCGGCATCCCAGCCTCTGCTGAGTTCCAAGGCCGGCCGGGTAATATGATATTGCCTGGACAGCCGCAGCCTGCTTCAGGAATGGCAACGCTGCAAGAGATCACACCGCGTACCGCGTTGAAGATCAAAGGTATCAAGCCGTTGTCGTTGACGGTGGTTTACAGCGTGCTGACCGGTGCGGCAACCTCGTTGACCTGCGTGCTGACGCAATCAGCATTTACAAACGGCGTTGCGATTACCAAGACGGCGTTGTTGGCATCAGCCGCCAACGG